GAGGCCCTGCCAAGTTCGCTGAAATGATCCGGACAGCAGTTCCGCACCATGTTCGATACTACGCCGAAGAGGTGGCGAAATGGTCCAGGCGTCGAAAACTTGCGGTAATGATCGATGATTTTGCCCAGGAGATCCGAACCGATGTTAGCTTCGATCCGGACAGGATCGCGGATGAAATGTCCTCAGCGGCTTTGATTGTTGGCGATATGGGCAGCGACAGCCAAAAAGATTGCGAACAGATTGTATTCGCAAAGATCGAGAAACTAGAGGCCCTTCGCAAGGCTGGCAAATCGCCAGTGCTTAAAACTGGGATACCGGCTTTCGATGCGATGCTCATGGGCGGGATGCCTAACGGATACATCACCATCGGGGCTAGGCCGTCAATCGGGAAATCGGCTCTTGGAATGGAGATAGCCCTGCGGGTGGCTCAGGTCGAGAAAGTGCCGACGCTATTCGTCTCGGTTGAAATGACACTAGATGATTGCGGCTCAAGGCTGACGCTTCGAGACACTTCCGCGACGATGCAAGATCTGAACTACCTGAGTTTTACGGACGCCCAGCTAAGCGAAATGATGGGGACGCTATACGCTTTCAAGGGCGTACCTTGTGAAGTGTGGCATTGTCCAGGGGCATCGATTGCCAAGATCGAAAGCCGAATCCGAACCGACATGGCAAAGCGCGGGACCAAGCTAGTAGTGATTGACTACATTCAATTAGTCAAGGCTCAAAAAGGAATATCCGACAGGCGGCTACAGGTCTCACACGTATCGAATGAGATTGCCCGAATGAGCAAGGCGTATGATATTTCGATCATATCGCTAGCCCAAGTTGGCAGAACTGCCGAAGGGCAAATGCCGACGCTAGCAGACTTAAAGGAAACAGGGTCTATCGAGGAAGATTCGGACGTCGTTCTGTTTCTTCATCGAGAGGACAGGGGCAGCGAATCAATGACCTGCCAAGTCGGAAAATTCCGTAACGGTCGAATCGCAGCGTGCGATTTGAAAATGCTACGGGGCAAGGTTGTTGGGATGGAAGAGCGTAGCGGTAACTTTAATGATTTCTAGAAAGGTTTCGAAATGAACAAGCAGCAAATGGAAGACAGAGAACAATTCAGGCGGTACGCAGAGGCGGCGTTGGCGAGCATAAGGCTTACCGCTGACCTGTCATTTACCGATTGCGCAAGCCAAGCATTCTTGCAAGCCTCGGCAATGATGCGAGACGAGCAAAGGTTTTTTGAGGCGTATCAACTCGATGCCCTTTCGGCCATTGTTGACGATGAGCGAATCAAGCATGAAGGAAAGTAAACCAACACTACGAGCAACAATCCGAACGCTTCAACGTGAAGCTGGGAAACTTAAAAGGCAAGTTGAGGAACTACAGGCAAGGAACAAGGAGTTATTGAAATGCGTGAGACAACTGACAAACAAGAACCATCCAGCAAGGAGGGCGGGCAAGTGCAAGTAGGCGATACCGTTTGGGTTAAAGCTAAGGTGGCCGAAGTCGACAACGTTAGCGCAAGGCTGACAACGGAAGTTTACGGGCAGAGTTTTTGGGCGGCGAACAAAGAGTTTTCAAAAACAAGAATCGAGGTGCAAGATGAGTGAGAAATTGAAAGCGGGCGATAAGGTTTTGGTATTATGTAAGGTGATTGAACCATGGGAAAACCTAATAAAAGTGACGGGAAGCGGCGATGATAACTGGTTTTGGGCTGACCGGGACCACTGCCGACCCGTCGAGCCGTTCAACTCTCCGGAAACCCCGGATAGTTTGAGCGACCCGATGCGGGAGGCGTTCGAGGCCGATTTGATTCAGCAAATGGGGTGGAGCCAAGGTGATTTTGCCAGAAATGAAAATCATTATTTTGATTCTCAGGTTGAATTGATATGGCAAGTCTTCCAAGCAGGGGCTGAGTATCAATCAAAACCCCTAGCCCCTAGCCCATGTATGGATGGCGTAGATGCCGATCAGTTCATCGAGGGCATTATGGAGGCAAGGGGGCGAACTGGCGACCCCTTGGCGGTTGGCGATGCGGTGGTAATCGTCGAGCGTTCGCATAAATGGCGTGGGGTTCGAGGCCGAATCGTATCGGTTTCAGAGAGCAATGAGTATCCGCTGGAGTTTATTTCGGATTGCAGGAAGCGTCTCGGCTATTTTCGATCGTCAAGCATCAGGAAGATCGACCAAGCCGACCCCATCAACCCTTCGCACTACAAGCAAGGCGGCATTGAGTGTATCGAAGCGATGAAAGTGGCTTTAGGCGGCGGCTTTCTTGGCTACCTTCGCGGCAACGCGATAAAGTACCTTTGGCGGTACGACAAGAAAAACGGCGTTGAAGATTTGAAGAAGGCTCGATGGTACTTAGATCGACTGATTAAGGAGGTAGGCGAATGACACGCAAAGAATTTATCGAGTACCTTGAGGGGCTTCGCCTTGAAGCAATAACCCGAATGAATAAGATCATACCAACTGGTGACGTAAAATCAGCTAACTACCAGCTGGGTAAATCCGTTGCCTATCGTACCGCGATTGAAAAACTTGAAGAAAAAAAGGAAAGCGAAGCGGGCGAATGAAACTCAGGCAAGCAAGGAAAATCTGTCGGCGTGCTATGTGGGGCAGGAAAGCGGACGATTATCGCAACCGCATTAAACAAACGACCTACGCCAAGGCCCTTGACTGCGGCTATCAAATTGTTCGCAGGGCGATTAGAGCCAACCGCAAGCGACGAAAGGAGTTAGGCGAATGATCTACTTAGGCATTGACCCCGGGCCGGTCGAGAGTGCGTTTGTTTGGTGGGATGCTGTAGCGGAAAAGGTTATCAGGCTTGAATCGATTCCGGTGTTCAAGCTTGGATCGTTTGAGATCGGGCCGCTACTCAAGGGTGTCGACCACGTTTCGATTGAATGGATAGAGTGCTTCGGCATGGCAGTCGGTCAAGAAACATTTCGCACAGTGGCGGGCATTGGCTGGTTTGCGTCGCTCTTGTACGATCGCAGTTGGCACTTGCGGCTTATCCCGCGTCGATCGGTCAAGCTACACCTGTGCAATTCGATGAGGGCCAAGGATGCCAACGTCCGGCAGGCTCTTATCGATCGCTTCGGGCCGGTCGGAACCAAGAAGCAACCGGGCAAGCTCTACGGCGTGGCTACTCACTACTGGGCGGCTCTTGGCGTGGCGGTGTACTCGGCTGACGTGTTCGACCCGGGGCAGTTTTGGATCGAGGATCTACGGAACAAGGCAGGCAAATGACCAAACGCAAAAACATAATCCAGCCTCCCGAAGTATGGGCGGCGTGGTCCAAAATCGCCGAGTCGAAAGGCTGGACAATGGCCCGGTTCATTTTCGAGGCAGTAAACAAGCAATACGGGCTCCACCAAGAGCGACCGGGGCGAGGGCGGCCAAAGTCCAAGCCGGTGGCCAGGAAGCGGCAAAAGCGAAATTCGGGCCTCCGGTGATTGTCAACCCCCTTGACTGGGGATAAGATGTTGGAAAGGAGAAAAACCATGAACTTAGGCGAACTTGTCAAGAGCAAGCGATTTTGGGCGGCAGCGGCTACGATTGCCGTGGTTGTGTTGAAGGATCGCGTACCGCTCAGCGAAGATCAGATCCAGCAATTGGTTTGGGTTATTGGGGCGTGGATCGTTGGCGATTCGGTCCGACCCCTGCCCAAGCCCGATGAGGTGGCAAAGTGAGTTTCTTAGAGCGACTGCAAACAGCGGCCAAAGCTCACGAAGCGACTTTTGCCGAGTGTTACGCTGAGGCCGATGGCAACGAGCGAAAGGCCAAGCGATCGCTTAGGCGAAAGCTTTTTGCTGAGCATCGCAAGGGCAAGCCGGCTTACAAATTCATTGATCCGGCCACATTAGCCTTGATTTTCGCCCTGATGCAATTGGCGTTCAAAGCCTGGAAATGGGCCAAAGACAACGGCTATTTGACGGCGTACGAATACAAGGCGGTGCCGTTGCAAACGATGCTTTTGGTGGCGTACAACGCAGGCGAATTCAAGGAAACTGTCGAGGTTCCTTTGCTGGTTGAGATGTTCGACGACGACGACGACGAATAACCCCTAGCCAACCCGAACTTTACCAAGCGAATAGGGGCTCGGTGAGTTGGCAGGGGTCCTAATTGGAGTGACGATGGCGAAGCAAAAAGACAACTGGATTCCTTGGGTAATCATTGGGGGCTTGGTCCTCTACGTGATGAACCAACAGCCAAAGGAGGGAGGTGATCCATCTAGGCCTGTCGGGGTAACTGCCGTCGTCCGGTCGACGATTCCATCAATTCGAGCGGCGTACAAACAGGCTTTTCTCGATGCGGCAGCGAAGATCGAGAGCGGAGAAATATCCAACCAAGAGCAATGGACCAAGTTTATTGCCGACAATGCAGGCGGCAAAAATCGCGAGGCTCTCGACCGGGTTTACTCGGCGATCGATGAGCTAAAATTGCCGGTGACGTTTGCGGGCAAGGAATCCGAGATAGCAAAAATCAATCGAGAAATCGCGGGGGCGTGGTAAATGAGCGACGTAAAAGCCCCAAATACAAAACCAGCACAGGCCGAGGATATTTACGCCAGGGGTCTGGACTACCAACACTACCGCGAAGACTTCCAGTTCCTTTTTGGGCTTGGCTTTTTCGGGATTTTTGCGGCTTTGGGTGTTTTAATTGCTCTTGCTTGCGTGCGAAGCGACCAGATCCGGCGGCTAGAGCGACTTGAAAAACTTAACGGCATCGAACAAACTCAAGAGCCTTGCGGATGCTGTCCGCTAGGCGATTTGGCAACAAAAGGAAATCGGTAATGACTGAAATCGGACTAATCACTTGGTACATCGTTCAGCTCGTCCTTTGGGCAGGGCCTTTCGGCGTGGGGGCGTTCCTGGCGGGATGTTTCTTCGCAGGCTATTTCTTAGGCCTCAAGGTGTCGCGGCTCAAGCGATCCAATCCGATGGGGGCCCAAAAGCTCGACCACATCAAATACGATATCCTTCCCGATGGCACCTTGGGTCCGGGCGACAATCGAGGGCTGGAGGATGGCGAATGAAACGGGTAAGACGGTACGCGGCTAGGGTAATTTTGTTTGTGTTGCTTTTTGCAGCGTTTCCGTTTGCGATAATCAAGATCCTCTCAGATGCGTTGTTTGATTTTGTCGTTAATCCAATGCTCGACGGCTTGGAGGTAATCGCAGACGATGAGTGATTTTTTCACAGGCTACAATCCAACAATCGAGAACCGCGACGAGATCCGAGCAACCTCGACCGAGCTTGGGTTTCGCGTCGGCGATTACGAGGCACCCGAAGAAATCGACCCTCGGCCAATGATGAGGCATGACAAGCAAGGCAATATGGGCTCTTGCCAGGGTTTTTCGCTTGCCAATTCCTGCGAGTACGTTTGGGCTCTTGCCCAAGGCGGCTTTTCTGCCGAGCGTCAATTGTCGTCGCTCTACGCTTACCTCGAGTCTCAGCGGCTCGACGGCGGCAGGCTATTTGGGGTTGATAAGGGCTCGACGATCAACAGCGGCTTGAAGGTCGCAACCACGATCGGGATGCTGCCCGAAGCAGATTTGCCATACAGGACACCATACCCAAACAACGCTCGAACGATCGTAACCGATGCGATGCGGGCCAAAGCGGGCCAGTTCAAAATCAGGTCGCATACTTGGTTAGAATCCTATGATGCGATTTTTCAGTACCTAGCCTCTGGAGTTGGCGCGGTTCATACCGGGACTCTTTGGAATGATTCGTTCTATGCTCGCGATGGCGTACTCAGATCAATCAGCCTTCGCGGTGGCGGTGGACATGCTACGGCGTGGCTCGGCTACTCGAAACGGGTTGATAGCAGAGGTCGCAAGTACCTTTGGCGATTGAATAGCCACAACGATTCTTGGACCGAAGTTTCCCCCGAGGTTATCGACCAACTCTGTAGGCACGAATACACATCGATCGTCGGCGTGTCGGACTTATCTACGCCGGGACCAAGGGCGGTATCTTGGATGCAATCGAGGCCACTAGGATGAACGAAAAAGGAGGGCCGGTAATTATGGTTGCTTTGTTGTTTGGGTTGTTTTGGTTATGCAGCGAACCGGCTAAGGATCCGACTCAGTGCGACTTGACGGATTCGTCGGCGTTGATCGAGGAAGTCGCAACTGTCAAGGAATCCTTTACAGTTCAACCTGTCGACCCGCAGCCAAGCCCCTCGGACAAGCACGAAAAGACCAAACGCGAAATCCTGATTTTCGTCTCTGCGAATTGCCCCCCATGCGAGAAGTGGAAGCGGTGTGAAATGCAACGTTTCATGGATGCAGGCTGGGCGGTTGGAATTGTCGAGGTTCATTCCTACGGGCTTACGCCGACCTTTGAAATCGAGTCCGGCGAAAAGAAAGCGACGATCAAAGGCTACACAACCCTAGAGCAAGCAAGCGAGGCGGTGCGATGAATCTATTGGCTCAGATTACATCCAACGACAACCTTCTGCTTGGCGTAATTGCAACGGCTGGAGGTGCGATGTCAACGGCTATCGTCCATCTCTATTTCCGCGATGCGACAAAAGGAAAAGAGCTTGTCGACATGGTCTCGAAGGAGTTCACAGAATGCAAAAAAGACCGTGATGAACTCAGGAAATTGTACTTTGAACTAAAAGGCAATCTGACAGCGATCAGCAAGGAGCAAAAATGAGCCAAGCACTAATCGACGAGCTTTCAAAGCCCGAGTACGCTTCGATGAGCGACCAAGCGGCAGCGGACGCAATCAACTCCAAGACGGTGACGATTCGTAAGCCTGTTGACCTTTGGATGGTGGTAGAGCATTCATCGAGGAACGGTTATCGAGCCAAGCTTGAGCTAGCAAGAACGAACGGCAATCATCCGTGCCAGGAGACGGCAATCAATATCCTTGAGTATATCAATTCGCCAAGGCTTCAAACGGTCGACATGGATTTGCCCTCTACGCGCGGGATGGTGCAAGCCTTGGTTCAATGCCATTTCGCGACGCAAACAATGGCCGATGAATTGTTGGCCCTAGCAGATCAGAACGTTCGATGGGTCGATCATAACGGCATCGGAACCCTAGGCGTCGGCCTAGTCCAAAACGCTCGAAAGAAAATAGGGGTTCAGTAAATGCCCGATATCAAAATTGCCTACGGTTCAGCCTTCGACCTGACGATTACCCTTGCATCCCTTACAAGCGATACCAACTTGCTAGCGGGTCGAGAGTCGGCAGCGATTGACAACACGACGGACAAGAATCTCGACTACCTTATCAGCGGCAAGATCACAACAGGCACAAGTCCAACGGCATCGCGTTCAATTCAGATTTGGGCGATTGCTTCCTTCGACGGAACATCGTGGCCGGATGTTTTCGACGGGACAGATTCAGACGAAACGATTAGCCTTGCGAACGTGAAAACCAGTTCGGTTTGCCGGTTGGTCGATGAGCTTTCGACGACAGCGACAAGTAATGAGGACTACTATTTCGCAGGCGTCTCGATTGCTCGTTTGTTCGGCTCAGTCCCTCCTAAATTCGTTTTGTTTGTGACTCACAACACAGCAGTCAACTTAAATTCAACGGCGGGCAATCACGTTATCCGAGTCCAGCCAGTCTACAGGACGGTCTAATGCCAAGCCTACCACGATCGCATAGTATCGTCGGCAGATGGGTGCCCTCAGCGGGTGCTACAGGCTATCGTTTGGTCGATCGCGTTCGGTCGAATCATGGCACGCTGACCAATATGGACCCCGCTAGCGATTGGGTGGCAAGCGGCGGTAAACTGGCGTTGGATTTCGACGGGTCGGATGATTCTGTTGTCGCTACGATCCCGCTCCTCTCTGGGAGCCTTTCGTTTTCCGTGTGGGCCAGAGGAGTTACCGGCAATGCAAGTACTAATTACATAGCGTCTATACCAATAGTTAGCAGCGGATCAAATGGAATCGACTTCCGAAACCCGACAAACGCGCAGGCTAACTTAGCTTTAATCGGAACCTTCGTGACGATTAACTCTGGAGTCGATATTCGAGGCTCATGGAATCACTTACTACTAGGCTATGGAAATGGAGTTGCGTTTTTTTATGTCAATGGAATTTTAGTAGGCTCTCAGGCATGGGTGAACGGAGTGAACTCCTTAAGTGCACGAGAATTAAATCTTGGCAGGTTCGGCACGTTTGGTTCTTATTCTCCGGTGCAACTCGACGACATAATTATTTTCAACACCGGACTAACCGCCAACGAAGTCCGTCAAGTTTATCGGCTTGGCCGTGGCTACGGCGTATTCCCAGAGCCGGATTTCGATGAAGGCTTTGCGGCGGCAGGTTTCAAGGCATATTGGACTACGCGTCAATCACAACTAATTGGAGGCGGTCTGTAATGTACCCAAGAAACGCAGCAAGCCCGGAACGAATTTCGATTGGTGCGGTTGTCCAGATCAGCGATGGAGCGGTTCAAACGGCAGGCGTGACCGTCCGGATATTGCCCTTCGGAGGCTCTGAGGCTGACGGCGTTGGGACCGTTGCATACTCGACCGATGGCGTTGTTCTTTACACGCCGACGCAAGGCGAAACCAATTACACTTCGTTTGTTTTGATCGCCAAGAAAACTGGTTGCATTCCGGCTAGCGTGACGGTGGTAACTTCGGCTAGTGCTGTTGCGGGACATGCCGGAACGGATCAAAGCAAGATCACGAACAACACGGCAACAGTCAATCTTTCGGGAACCACTATCAAAACGGCAACAGACGTTGAAACAGACACGCAAGATATCCAAAGCAGATTACCAACGGCGTTGGTCGATGGCCGAATGGTTTCGGTTGCTGAGGTTGTTGGCGACAAGACCGGATACACGGCAACAGTCTCGGACAAGACAGGATTCAAGCTTGCTAGCGATGGCTTGGCTCTTGTCACAGCATGGACGGTTGGAATCACAGGCAGTCTTACGGGCAACGTCACAGGGTCGGTCGGTTCGATTAGCGGCGTGACTTTCCCGGATAACTTTGGCAGTCTCGATATCACGGTCGGCGGGGCGATTGCAGAGCTTGGGGCCAATGCATTGACGGCCAACGGTGCGGTAGATGCAATTCCGAGTGCCGTTTTCAGTGCTTTAACTACCGCGACATGGCCAACCGATAGCTTCGGCAAGCACATCCTGATAAGCAATAACAACAACCGATCAGTGCAAGTAACCGGCGCGGGATCCGGGCATATTGCAGCGGACATTCACGCACTACAAGCAGGCGTGATAACCTCAGCGGCATTCTCTGCTAATTGGCTTACCGCGGCAGGTTTGGCAGCGGATGCGGCTACAGAGATTGCAACAGCGGTTGCAGCTACTCAGGCTCTTAGTAGGCTCGATAGCATGATCGAAAGCGATGGGGCTGGGCAATTCCGTTTCGATACGATTGCGGTTTCAATGGTTGCGGGCGGTGCTGGCGGGACGGATTGGAACACGAATGAGCGGACGGCATTTAGAACGATACTGGGATTCAATTCGGCTGGCGATATTCTCGACCCATCGAGCGGGATATTGGATACGATCAGGGACAAGACGGCATTGATTACGGCGGGCGGTACGGTCAACGTATCAACCCCGGTAACGGCAACGGGCCAACTGGCAAGCCCGCTTATTATCGGTGACGATTACCTAGCGGCCAACGGACGGCGGTTTAGGTGGACCGTGGCACTGCCTAGCGGCTACGTTATCGGCACTTCGACGGCTCGATTCGGGATGAGGTATGAGGATGATGAAGGCGTGAATGAATTCATCGCTACTGGGACCGTGACCGATGCAACGGGCGGAAATGTCCATCTTGATTTTGACGTTGCGAAGACCGTTACAGGAACGCTCCGACCGGGCTGGTACGAATGGTCGGTCGAGATCGTCAGTGCGACAGGCACGGAGATTACGCGGGTCAAGAGCGGGAAGAACGTAGAGTGGCAGGAGAAGCAGACATGATAAAGCTCTCCAAGCGTGAAGAGCGCAAGCTTGCTACCTATGAAAAGTACAAAAAGCAATGCAAGGAATGCGGCGTCATTTTCTCCGATCGAAGCAAGGTGTTTTGCAGCGATGATTGCAGGCGTCGAAACGTAGAAAGCCGATTGGTTTATTCGTGTTCGCATTGCGGCCAAAGAGTTAGAAAAAGGACGGTTTCTAGGGCGTCGTTTCAGTTCTGCAATAAAGACTGTCAAGCGGCGTTTCAATCCAGAGTCGGATACGATGCAACGATCAGAACTCGATCGCAGGCTAACAGGTCCAAGCTTGCAAAACGCAAATATCGATCACAGCAAAGCAAGCAGCGAAAGGCTGTTTCAGAGGGCTATCAGTGGTGGAGGCTGTGCAAAACAGAAATGCAACGCACAAAACACCAGGAAAAGGACGAGTGGGAATCCAGGTGCTCGAATGCCCTGTCGGCATTAAAAGCTAGGTTTGAGCCAGTTTTTAAACTGAAGAGCCAAAAGATTTGGTCGTGGGACTTGAGGGTTGCTGACGCAAGAAAAGACCTTTACGGAAATAAAAAGCAGGAGTTAACAGAGGATTTAGCATGGAAAAAGAAATGCACCAATGCGCTGAAGATGTCAAAACTAAGGGTTCAGAGAAGCGGGGCCCTGAATATTGGGAAGCTTGGCTAAGCAGCAAGGGCGATTCCCATCAGGTAGCAAAGTCGCTAGGCGTGACATACGCTACGGTCGTTGAGCATGTTAGAAGCCAATCAAGGGCAAACGGTTTTGCTTCTATTTCCCATGCACGAAAGGAACTAGGCTTTAAGCTAAGGCCAAGCCTAGGGGAGCAGAACGTAGAATCGCGAGACCTGAAAACCCTACTTGAGGTTCAGGGCTATCGATGCGCCTTGTCAGGCAAAAAGCTCACACCTGAAACGGCGGAACTAGATCACAAAACACCTGTTGCAAAGGGCGGAACAAATGCCATTGGCAACTTGCAGTGGCTTGACAAGCATGTCAACAGGGCGAAGGGGACAATGGATAACGATAGCTTTGTTGCGATGTGCAAAGCTGTTGCGTCTAGTGCCCCCGGTCGAACGGGTCCTTCCAGCCGATGACCTACTTTACACGCAGATCATTAGCCCAGTAAAGCAAGTGAATTTCTTGCTTGCCTAGCCCGTTTGGGGGAAAGGGGGAAGTGTGCTTGGACATCGAAAAAACGATGGACGTAAAGCTAGTTGGGCGGGCAATTCGAGAAGGCTGGAACGTCGACAAAAAGGCGATCAAACAAGCCCTGATGCAATGCTTGACCGATCCAGATTTGGCGATCGATGCAGCCAAGGTGCTACTCGCAGCGGATGCGATCGACTGCAAGCGCGAAGAACTCGAAGAGAAAAGGAAAGCGGGTGAACAGCAGCGAAAACTTCAACTTCTTGAACTCGCTCAGCGTGTCTCAGTTGGAGACCTTGCTAGGATTGCATCCGACAACGGCATCATTGGTTCATCAGCCGGGGATGACCGAATCGGAAGCGGACAAGGCTAGGAAAGAGGCCAAGCGGGCCAAGCTTCGCGACATACATATTCCTGCCCCCCTAGACCCGTCTAGGCGTCTTGAGGCCGAGTCTGATTGCTCCCTTTGGCTATCAACCTACTTTGGATCCCAGTTCTTTGAGGCATGGACCAGCGACCGGCTAGCCATGATTGAGTCGATTATCGACGCGGCCAAGTACGGCGGGGACCAAGGCATCGCAGGGCCTCGAGGCGAAGGTAAAACGACTTTAGCTATTCGCGTTGCGTTGTTCCTCATGGTTAAGGGACTATCGACGTTTCCGGTCGTTATTGGCAAGAATGCGGACAAAGCGAAAAAGGAAGTGCGTGACCTAGTTGAGCAATTGCAGCAAAACGACCTTTTCATCCAGGACTACCCAGAAATCGGCATCCCGTTTCAAGCCGTTGGTGGTTGGTCGAGCCGGGGCCGGATGCAAACATGCCAAGGGCAAGCGACCAATATCGTTATCGGGCCGGAATTCTTCGTCTTCCCTACGATCAACCGAGCTCAGATTCCCGACTGGCCCAAAGAGATTGAACCATGTAGCAAGGGGCAAGTGTTCTACTCTCTTGGTATCGACGGGGCGATTCGTGGGACCAAGTTCCGGTCGGCGCGGCCGACGCTAGCAATCCTCGACGACATCGAAGACCGTGAAGCGGCAGCTAGCGAAACGATGATAGCCAAGAACGAAGAAATTATTGAGCAAGACATCGGCGGGCTAGGGCAGTCCTCAGAGCGGATCCCTCGGGTAATGCTTTGCACGATTCAGAATCGCAAGTGTATTGCCTTTAAGTACACCGACCCGAAGCAGAAACCGAGCTGGAGGGGCAAGCGATACCGCAAGCTCGTTACCAAGCCGGATCGAATGGACTTGATCGAGCAATACATCGACCTTCGCAAGGGACGCAAAGCCGAGGACCCGGACGCCAGAGAAGCATTCCGGTTTTGGCGTGACAACCAAGCCGAGATTGAACGCGGGGCGGTGGTAAGCAATCAGGCTAGCTATTCACGCAAGACCCATAGCGACGGCGAACCGATGGAATTGTCGGCGGTTCATAGCTATTTCAACAGGGTGGCCGACCGTGGCCAAAAGGCGGTATCTACCGAAGACGACAACGACCCACCGGAGGAAGCCGGGCCAATGGGCTTAGGGATTACTCCCGCTCTTGTCGAGTCGAGGATAAGCGGATTAGTTCGGCGTCAACTACCGGCCAATACCGTAGCCCTGACAGCGGCGATCGACCTGGGCAAGTACACGCTCCATTGGGTTGTGACGGCATGGTGGCACGGTGCAGGGGGTATTGTGGCGGACTACGGATTCCAACAGGTCTACGGGACCGATAAAAGCATGGATCACGAGGCTAGCGAGCCGATGATCTATCAGGCCCTCCTATCGCTTCGGGATGAATTGCTCCAAAAAGAATTCGTCGACACGACTGGAACGCGGCGGGCGATCGACTTTTGCCTAGTGGACTCAGGTGCGTTTACCAATGCGGCGTACTCATTCTGCCGAGAAGTCGGCGGGATCTTCCATCCATCGAAGGGGCAAGACCCGTATCACAGGAAAGCCAAGTCTAGTTCGGTGACGATTGCAGGGGCCAACCTTCACGCGCAAAAGCTTCCATCGTCGAACGTGTGGCTCTACGAGCTCGATACCAGCTATTGGAAGCAGTTTATCCATGAGCGATTTATGACTCCGACGTTCGACGAATCAAACATGCTTCGGCGCGGGTCGCTTTCGGTGTTTAGCCTGGAAGACGAAAAACGGCATTCCCAGTACGCGCAGCATATCGCAGCCGAAGAGCTAGTGACTAAATTTACCGAAGGCAAGGGGGCTAAAACCTATTGGAATGTCCGAGACTCGAACAATCACTGGCTCGATGCAACTTACATGGCGGCAGCAGGCTCGGAGGCTTGCGGGGTCAAGCTAATCGCCCCAAGTGAAATCGAAGTAGCCCCAAAGCATATCGGCGATGAGCCAAAACAAGCCAAGCCTGCGCCTCAAGCCTACAGGCACGGGCAGCAACGGTTCAGGCAGCGACAAGGTGGATGGATTCCCAAACGAAGAGGGTGATATGAGCAAAAGACCAAAGCAGCAAACAGGCAAGCGGGAATGGGTAGATCCTCGGATTGACATCCAGCCAATTCAACCGCAAGAGCCGACGCAAACGCACCAGGAATTTAGCGAGGGTGTTATTGGCAAGATGGCCGAATCGCTAGGCATTCCTGCCGACGCTCTTGGCTACGAAAGCCCTAACTACTCATCGGCAAGAATACACATGCAAGCGATGAAGGAAGCTAGCGAAACCCCCATCCCCCGCGAAGACGAGGCAAGGCCTTGTGCCCTTTGCGAATCGCGCCGACCGATCGGAAAAAGCTACAGCCGAGTCTATTGCACGAAGGCCAAGGTTCGATATTGCCGATGCTTCTATTGCGGCCACACGTGGACCCAAGAGCGTAAATAATTTGTGCCGGTGTACTAATGGAATAGTACAGGCATCTACCAAGCAACCGCAAGCCATGCAAACATTGAAGCATGGCATCAGCGGCAAGCCTTCTAGCACTAATCGACGCAGCTATCGAGGCCCTCGTAAACGGGGGAGCCTCTCAGTATTCCATTGGGTCGCGGACCGTCACCAAGCTTGACCTAGCGTCACTGTTTGAACAGCGAAAAGCGTTGTTGCATCAAGTCCAACGCGAAAGCGGATCGGGCGGTATCTCCCTCGGCAGAATCGTGGGGGGCCGTCGATGATTACTCGATTTATCGATTCGGTAGTTTCGGCGGTTAGCCCCATCGCGGGATTGCGACGGCAAGCGGCACGTAAGGCCCTTGCCAGATCCTACCAAGGGGCCGAGCCATCGCGGGTATCGAGCAACAGACACCCCAAGAATCTACCAGCCGACCAAGAGTTAATGGGGCCATTCGGGGCCGATCGACTCAGGGCAGAGGCTAGGCGATTGGTTCGAGATAATTCCTATGCTTGGGGCGTCGTAGACACAATCGTCTCCTCCGTTGTCGGCGCGGGAATCCAGGCCCAATCGACGTTCGAGACTCCCGAAGGCGATGACATTGAGGACATCAACGACCTACGCGATAAGGCTTGGTCCGAGTGGTCCGAAGTTGCCGACATCAACGGGCGTTTGACCCTGGAAGAAATCCAGATTATCGCCCTTCGCGAAATGGTCGAAGCGGGTGAAGTTCTGATCAGAGTAGTCAATCTACCCTCGACGGAATACCGGGGAATCTCTCGACCGATTCCGATGGCTCTTGAGATCATCGAAGCCGACCGGCTAGCGACCGATCGAGACACGTACACGATGGGCATCAATCGCGGCGATGGCACGCGGGTAATTCGCGGGATAAAAGTGGACGAATCGGGCAAGCCCCTTGCCTATCTCATCTATGACGACCATCCGCTACAACCCTACGCGGTGAGCCGAACGCCAAAGGAAATCCCGGCCAGGGAAATCATTCACCTGTTTAGGCAGGATCGAGTCGGACAGACGCGGGGCGTTACGTGGTTTGCTCCAGCGTTGGCGTCAATTCGCGACCTTGGAACGTATCTCGACAACGAGCTCCAAGCCTCGGCTATCGCGTCCTGCTTTACGGCGGCAATCAAAACCGAGACGCCGATGGGTGGCTTGAGCAACCCAAGAACTGGCAGCGGGACCGACAAGGACGGCAACAGGGAGCGATACCTAGAGCCGGGCTTAATTTTTGATTTGAACCCGAATGAGTCGGTCGAGGTTATCAACCCAACGCGACCGAACACGAGCGCGGGCGAATGGACCAAGGTAATTTTGCGAGGGATCGCGGTAGGGACGGGGCTCAGCTACGAGGTTGTGGCACGGGACTATTCGCAGACCTCCTACAGCTCTAGCCGGACCAGCCAACTCGAAGACCGTCGGCGGTTTCGCATTATCCAAAAATACCTTATTAGGCACTTGCTACAGCCTGTTTGGGATCGCTTTTGCGATGCAGCAAGCCGAACCAACCTCGACGGTTTCCCAGGGCCTAGCGACCTATTGAGCGATCGCAGGCGGTTTACCCCTGTTGAATGGCAAACGCCAAAATGGGAATGGGTCGATCCGGGCGTTGAGCAAGTAACCAGCGAAGCGGGCATCAACTCATTTACGGCGACCTACAGCGAAGTCCTCGGGGCTCAGGGCCTCAATTTCCGAACGGTGTTCTATCAACGGGCCAAAGAAAACCGATTGCTCGCCAAGCTTGGTTTGCAGACCCCAGAGCAAACGCAACTAGCAATTTCGGCGGCTCAGACTCAAGGGGCGGCAGAGACCCAATTAGCGACCGGCAGCGGCGAAATGATGGGGCTATCGACGCTCCAATTCAACCGCAACCGCAAAGCCATCGACAAGACCCTCAACGAGCTAGCTAGCGGCGCCATTAGCGAAGCGGCGGCCAGGGTGTTCCTATCGTCGGTCGGCATGAGCGAAACAAGCGTACAGGCCTTGATTGACGACGCAAAAGACGGATCGGTTGACACGCTACCGGCTGAGGTGACAGCATGAAAAAGAGCGACCTAATCAAGCGACGAAAAGAGCTCGACGCAAGACACCAAGCCAAGCCTGTCGAGGGCGGTTCGATCGTTCGCCAATTCGGGACCGTGAAAGATGGCCGAGCGGTAATCGCGACCGAAACGCCGATTGACATCTACGATCAGGATCGCGGATGGATCAAGCAAGTTTTGTTGATGGATGGCGTTCGATTCCGCAACGACAAAAAGCAGCTACCTATCGTCGATTCACACAACGACAAGACGGTACGCAACGTCTTTGGCTCGATTCGCAATATCGTCATCGAGGGCGATGAGCTTCTAGGCTTGCCTGATTTTGCAAGCGATCCAGACTCGCAGATTGTCGCGACAAGATACACCGAAGGCCATTTGAATGACTTCTCGATTGATGCACAGATCCTAGAGCGTCAATTCGTGAGGGAGGGCCAAACTTACACCACCCGACAAGGCAAGGTGATTGAGGGACCAGCGGAAATTGTAACCGCATGGGAACCTCACAACGCTTCGATCTGTGCAACGGGCGCGGATCCGAATTCTACTGTTCGACGGTCTTACGACCAGGAAAGGGTTGAAAGAATGGACGATAGCCTAATGGCAACGTTGAAGGGTCTCGGGTTGCCTGAGGGCATGACCGACCTTGAACAGATTGTGATTTTCCTCGCAGGAAAAGCAGCGGGCCAAGCCGGTT